GAAGTCCGTGTATCGAAACTGGATGAAAGAGATTAATACTTTTATATCGGGTGACTATGATTACAAAGTCAATACATGGGAACCTTCTATGATAGATCCCTATACAAAAGAACACTTATCCACAGATAAATTTTTTAGATTAGCTAAAGAAACCAAATTACATATTTTTTTGATGAACATAGAATCACTCTCTACACCTAAAGGTTTAAAATTCTTAAATGTATTTTTACATAGTAGAGATAAAAGTAGAACAATGATGATTGTAGATGAAAGCACCACAATCAAAACACACACAGCAAAAAGAACTAAGAATTTAATTAAGATTACAAAAGATATTGGATACAAAAGAATCTTGACAGGAACTCCTGTTACGAAGAGTCCTTTAGATATTTACACACAGTTTGCTTTTCTTGACCCCAAGATACTTGGTCAAACTAATTACTATGCCTTTCGTGCTAGGTACGCCAAGATAGTCAATAGACCTACATCAGGTGGTCGTAACTTTCCGTTAATTACAGGATATCAACGTTTAGAGGAGTTAGAAGAAAAGATATATACTCATGCCTTTCGTGTCAAAAAAGAAGAGTGCACTGATCTGCCTGAGAAAATATATATGAAAAGGTTCATACCTATGAGTGAGAAACAACTTGTAGCTTATGAATCATTGAGAAGAAACGCAATGTTTATTTTCAATGACAATACAACCACATCTGTGAACCGGCTCTCACAGATTGTTAAGTTGCACCAGGTATGTTGTGGATTTACTATCAATGATGATGGTGAAGTCCACGACGTGCCTAACAAACGATATGATGAACTGTTAAATGTATTAGAGGAGACAGACGGCAAAGTTATTATCTGGGCAAACTACAGACATAATATTGAAACAATAACTAAAAAACTAAAGGATAAATATGGTGATACTTCGGCTGCGGCTTTTTATGGTGATACAGATAATCAAGTACGCATGGATCTTGTCCAAAATTTTCAGGACGAAGGACATGATCTCACGTACCTTGTTGCGAACCCTAAGACTGGTGGATATGGAATCACTCTTACTGCCTCTCACACTGTTGTGTACTTTTCAAACAATTATGATCTTGAGATAAGACTACAAAGTGAAGATCGTGCTCATAGAATAGGACAGAAGAATAAAGTGACTTATGTTGACTTTGTTTGTAAAGGAACTGTTGATGAAAAGATATTAACTGCCTTGAAGAACAAGGTTGACATAGCCAGTCAAGTTATGGGTGATGAGTTAAAAAGTTGGATTACTTAATTTTGCCTTTTTTATCTACTTTAAATCTTCTACCACCAGCACCTCTGTAGTTTCCCTCAGGTAATTTTCTTAACATCTTACCAGTTGTTTCATCTTTATACTGTGGTGTTTTTTTCGGATTACCGAAAGTTCTTTTCAGAGCTTTACCAAAACCTCTTAATGCTATGCCTACGCCGCTCATTTTAATTAGGGCTTACATTATAGCCAAGACCTTTTTTAGCAGCACCGCCGCCTCTAGCCTTACCTCTAACTACTTGCATTTTACCAGAGTCAACAGTTGTTGCATTCTGCACAACAATTAATCTCTTAGGTGTGTTTACTGTTTTATTTTTTGCCATTCTTTGCTCCTTTTTTAATAACACCACGACCTATAAGGATGTCTTTTCTAGTAACTTTACCATCTCCGCTCAGGTCTGGAAACTTCTTTTTCATTGATCCACCTTTAGCTTTTTTAACAGGTTTCTTGTCTGTTATATCCATTTTTCTAATGGCATTATCCATAGCTCTTTTCGACAAAGTGCCATTCTTAACAGATCGTGCTAAAGCACGTTCGATGATACTACGTATGCCTGAAGATGCTCTTTTCATTACTTTTTCTTTTTAGCTTCTCTGGCTTTTCTAGCTCTATCCATGGCTTTAGCAGTTACGCTTACTGGATCTAACTTAACTTCTACTATTTTAGATTCATCAACTACGCCAGGAGTTTGAAAAAGCTTATGTCCTAAATGTTTAAATGTATGTCCCATGCTTGAATCCTATCTTTATACGTTAGTGTTTGCAACTATTTCTGCAAGACTTTCACATCTTTTTGTTGTCTGTTTATGCCATTTCGAATCCTTCATCTCGGAAGCGGCGTCTTTCCAGCGTTTTTCACGCATGGCTTTCCACATGTTGCGGAACTTGCGGACACCGTTTGTGCCCAGTTGATAGACCATTTCAAGAATGACCTCTGATACAGGTTGAGGCAAATCGTGTCCAACACATTCATCTATTAATAAATCAGCCCCCGCAGCAGCTCTATTCAAGTCTACATCAAATAGTTCTTCGACTTCCTCCATAGAGATTTCTACTCCCTCAGAGTATCTTTCTCGTTCGTGAGGCTGAATAAGGTGGCCTATGCCGATCGTGGCTTTGCCTAAACTGTCCAGGTACATCTGGGTGCGCACGCCTTCGTGCAAACGCACTCGAGCTTTCAGGTCATCTGTTAAATCTATCATGTGTTCTCCTTTAAATATTATAAGTTTTATTTATAGACAAAATTCCAAGAGGTTTCAACATATTTGCTTGCAATAAGTTAGGAATACCTCCTATGCTCTGTGGCATAGGATCAAAGAAACCTTGAATAAAAGGATCTGGATCTCTTGGATATACTTCTCTAGGGTCAATTGTAGGGGTATTGAACATTCTTTCTTCTAATCCCATACCTTCTATCATTCTATCTGCTCCAGGCATAGATCTGACGTTAGGTTCGCTAGGCATGACTCCTTTAGGCACCGGAACAGGAAAAGTATTTCCACTCATTTGTGGTATAACATTAGGTTCACTAGGAATTACCTTTTCTTCCTGTGGTAATTCAAATTGATTAGGTCCTGCTTCAAAGCCTTCAAACCTTGGTAACATGTTTATATTTTCTGGTGGACCTTCTGCTAATTTTTTTTCAGCTTCACCACCCTTTTGCATTTTTAATGGCTTTGTTGGTATTTGACTTAACGGTGTTACAGCATCTAAAGCGATCATAGTGTTCCTATTCCTCTTTTCATCATCTGGCTTTCTAAGGCATCATCTAAAGTTCCAAAAGCTAAATCACTTCGAGTTTGTGGTGCAAGTTGTGCTCCTGGAATATTTGGTTGTAGTGAAACGTCCGGTTGAAAAGTAGTATCATAAAAACGTTGTTCTTGTGTATCGGGTGTTACTCTATCTGATATTTCTCTTAGTGTACGTAAATCATTAGGGTCAGCTCTTCCTCTGTCTTCCATTAACTGTATTTGTTTATCATAAGCTGCATTTTGTTCCATCTTACCTGCAGGGTTTGATATTAAACTTATAATTGATTGATCAATCTCTTTCATAAAATCTTGATCCTCCAGCTCTTGGTCCGTAGGCAATGTTTCTTCAGCCCACTTTAAAATATCATTTCTTCTTGATTTAGTTAAAGGATCTTTTGTTGGAAACTTTAAAGCATCTGTATAAACATCAGTAAAAGCTTTTAGTGCTTTAGGACTTGTTAATAATTTAGAACCATATTTTAACATTAATGCAGTCATTATTGGATTCATAGCAACAAAGCCGCCAGCACTACCACCGATAGCTGAACCTAACATGACTCCTTTAAAACCACTCAATGTAATTCTTCTAGTAACAAAAGTTGAAGGATCATTTACTATAAAAGCACCTGCCATGTCTGCTGCTTGTAAAAAGTTTTTTATACCATCTACAGTCACACCAGTGCCTTTTAAACTCTCTTCTAATATTTCAATACCATCTTCGGTATCTAAGCCTAGTTTTTTTGCAAACATAGTAGGACTAAATTCAACCTGTCCAAACTCTAACATTTCAGGAGCTGCTTTCTTTAATCCTTGTTTTTGAATTAAGTCAGGACTAGCTGAGGTAACGTTTAGATATTGATTAGGTGTCATACCAACAGGAAGACCTGTAAGAGAATCATTCAAAGCATCTCCTAATAATCTTCTTACAACTCGTAATTGTCCTGCGTTTGGAGCTTGACTTATTATAGGAACAACTTTCTTTTCCATTAAGCCAGTTTCTTTATTCTTAACAACAGTTTCTACATCCACAGTTACACCTGATTTATTACCTGCTTTTTTATAAGCTTGAACTTGTTCTGGTGTTGATTTTGATAATTCTAATAAATGTTTCATTGCCTCAGGATCATTTTTGGCTCTCTGTAGGATAGTCTCAAACATTTCTTTTGTGTACATCATTCCATATTTCTGATCGGGTCCTGCTCCAAAAATGTTAGCATTTATTTGTTTCATATTTGACGCAACCCCACCTGTATAATTTGGTATAGTTGCTGCAAAATAATCATTAGCAGTAGCTAGTTTTTTTAAAGCTGTGTTAAATACAACGTCATCAATCTCATTACCTACATTCTTTAAATTTGTAATATTATGTTCAAGCATAGCAGCTAAATTTCCTATTGCTTGTGCTTGGTTTTCAGGAATATTTCCTTTAAATTCTGTTTTAAAGTTTGTAGCAAATTCATTAAACATTTGACGAAGAGTGATTGCTTGTTCTAAAGTAATGTTTGGATCTAATTTACCTAGCATACGATATAGCTCACCAAAAGATTCCTGGGATCGTGATCCTGGATACCTAAACATCTCACCACCTTGCATGCCTGGTATGCCCTCTTCATAGGCAAGTCTTGTTTCGTTAGCTAAGTCTTTAAAACCATCAATATTAATCACTTTTTTACCTTTTAGTTTTTTGGCATACTCTTCAAAGTTTTCATATAAGTAACGTTGTGCTGCTCGCACTGACTCATAGTTAGATTGCATCATTTTAGATAAATCCTTTCCTAACATAGAAACAGTTTGTAAAGGCGCTACTGAGTTCATTAATTTACCTAAATACTGTCTTGCTCCTTCTTGCACTGCAGATTGTTGTGTTCCAAACTCTCTACCAACCCAAGGAAGAACACCAATAACTTTACTGTATGCTCTCCAAAAAGGCATGTTTGTTGCTTGAATAATACCCATAGGCATACCATAAGTATCTGCTACGTCTGCTATCTTAGCTAAATTCTTTTTTGTAGGGCTAATACCGAAAATCTTGTTGCCTATAAATCCTTTTGTATGATTGAAAATAGGACCTGCAGCTGCTGCACCACCTGTAAACATTGCGTTTAACATAGTATCGTACATAAATTGTGACCCTTGTTCTTTTAAATCAGGGTTAGGTAAATCAATTAAAGTTCTTAAAAGTCTATTACCTAAATCATAAGCTGTTGCCCCTGCCATTGTTCCTAAATATTCAGAACCGTAAAGTTCTTGAGGTGTCAACAAAGCGAAAGGGTTTCTAGTTCCTAAAATTTTTGCAGACTGTGCAACTGTTACTCCTGACATACCACCTATCATTTCAGCAGACGGTTTTGAAACTAAATCTTGAGGTAGTTTCATATTTTCAGGTAAAAATTGTCCTATAAAAGGTGTGTAAGAAAAGGGATTTTTAATAGCAAATTCTTTTGCTGCTTGATTATAATAAAAGTTCATGGGATCTTCTATCAAGGCTTCTCTTGTCATAACCTTAGATGTTTTATTAGCTAATTCTCCAAAGTATTCTTTTGTTCCTTTGTCCTGAGGTATGTCGGCAAGAAGCATTTGTTGCTCACTAGCCTCTATCTTTTTTAGCATCTCTTGAGTTTGTGTAAAAGTAAGATCAGTAGGAAGATTATAAGATTCCTTAATTTTATTTAAATCTGCTTGAGACATCTTACCGTTTGGCATCTCTAACAGAATAGTTTTTTGATTAGGAGTACCTTTCATAAGTGTAATAGGTTTTCCTTTTTTTGTACCAGGTGTAAAAGAATCTATTTGTACGATGTTATCTTTCTCAGCCATTAAATCATCCCTTCTATTGATGACGCATTAAATAAATCATCTACTGTTACGGCTTCTCCGTCATTATCAAATTCGTTAGGCACCGTTTTTTCTTGTTGTACTTCAGGTTGTTGACTTTGTATTGCGTTTGCATCAGGACTTGTTCCTGTCGATTGCATTTGTAAAAAATATTTTTCAAAATCAGCAGGATTTAAACCTAAAGCTCTAAGTTTTTCCTCAGCTTTAGCACGATTAGAGAATGTTGGATCCTTTATTATAATCTCAGGATAAGCACGTAGCAAGCCTCCCTGTGCCTGTCTAATTTTTCTGTCAACTTCTCTCAATGCAGAAATAACGTCTTGCGGAGCTTTTGCACCATAGATTGAAACTGCATCACTGGCACGTTTAATATCATCAACGTTTAAACGACCTGTTGGTTTGTTGGCTCTGGCTAATCCATATATAATAAAGTTTTCACGAACTTTGTTTTCTGCATAGCTAGTGTCATAACCTTGTTCTGTAAACCAGTCCTCGCTAAATATGTCTTGCATAGAAGCGGGTACATCTTTTGTTGTGCTTGCAAAAGGATTACCATCTTTTGGTAAATCTGTTAGGGTAAGAGTTGTTTCGTCTTGATCATAATCACCAAATTTAAGAAAATCTCTATTATACATCATTTCACCATTATTAGTTAAATTTGTACCTGTAGCTCCACTACCACCTGATTGTTTTGATATTTCATTAAAAATAGATTCAATATTAAATCCAGCAGTCTGAATAATACTTTGAATGTTACCAGGTAAACCGAGTTTATTTATGTCGTTTTGTGCTGTTAAGAGAATATTACTAATGTCAGATCTTGTTCCATCTAAAGAGGCAAACTCTTGAACACCATCAGATATTTTTTGTGCAGAAGGAACCATTGAATCAAACATACTTTTTTCTGTGCCTGGTTGCTGAGCACCGATTATTGCAAAGTCTAAAGTTCCATCTGGTCCGGCAGGAAGAGGCACATCAAAAATTTGTACAGATCTACCATCTTCTAACTGTTGTATTCTTCCCATCATTAATTGTGGTCCAACGTCAGAGGGCATTACCCTTACTGTTGCGTATTGTTTGACACCTTTTTCATCAGTGTATACACCGTAAAGTGGTTTTTCTACATTGTTTAATAAATCAACGGATGCTTTTATTCTTTCTTTTTGAACATCTAGATTATGTTGAGAAACTTGTTTTAAAATATCTTTATTAAAATTCATATTGATAGTCATATCTTCGTTGTCATAACCCATCATTTTTAAATAAAAGTCTGCTTCTTTTTCCATAATTATTTTGTTGGCATCTTGTGCTTGTTTTACAGCAAGTTCACCGACCTTCATTTGATAGTTTAATCTATTCAAAGTATCTTGTTCTGCTCTGCCTAAAGCTTTGCCCGTTGCTTGACTTAAGACATCAAGAGCACCTGCTACACCTTTAAAAGGTGTTCTTCCATTGAGCGCGTCAATAACAAAATTTAAAGTTTTATCTAATCCACTTTTCTCTGGAAACTCTCCTAAAGACTTTCTTATTTCTGCTTCAAAGTCTGCGGGATTGTAACGATCACCTAAACCTAATGCTTTGTAATATTGTTCTCCATAAAGTCTTCTATTTTCACGTACAGGTAAATATTGTCCGGCAAATTGATTTGCCATCATGTTCATATAGGCTTCTGTGTTTACACTTGTTTGTGCTTGTTCTTGAGTTGTGGCAGCATTCGCTTCCATCTCGGGTGTTGGAGTAAATCTTTCTTCACCAGTGATAGTGAAACTGCCTCCTTGATTAGGCTTTATTGCTTGAAGTGGTTGAATCGGATCAACTGATATATCAATTTTGAAATCACTGAGGGTGTCATATCCTGAAGAACTCATTGACCCCCCTTATCCTGCGTACCCGCCTAATGCTCCTATACCTGCCAAAAGAGGATTTCCCATTTGCGTTGTGGGTGCTGACAAGAAAGAAGGTGCAGCTCCACCTAATAAATTAGATTGAAAGGTCAACTGATCATAAGGTTGTTTAAACTGAAGCATTTGATTGTTAAAAGCATTTTGTGCAGCTTGTTGGTTAGCTTGAGTTTCTGTGACTCCTAATTGACTTAGAGTTGTTGCTAAGTTTGCTGAAGTCATTGGTGACTGAACACCGAATGTTCCATAAAGTTGACCAATACCTTGACCAAGTTCTCCACCTGCAAGTTGTAATCCCGCAGCACTTTGTTGTGCTTTTCTTTGATTTTCAAAAGCTTGTTGAGCTTGTGTCTGTGCATTTTGAAATCCACTAGAAAGTAAACCAGCTATACCAGTTCCTAATTGTTGTTGAAAACCTCTTTGTGCTTCTGCTTCTAAAACACCCTGTCTACCTCCGCCAAAAGCTCCAGCGCCAATTGCTTGTGCCGCTCTGTTTTGACCAGAGATACCAAACTGTCTTTGCATTTCTTGAGTGTACTTATCAATAACTTCTTGTTGAAAAGGGTTCATAAAAGCTTGATAGGACTGTGGATCGTAGGCCCCGGTTGTTTGAGCCGAGGTTGTCATAGCATTGCCTATCGCAGCATTGGCACCTTGTAATGCCCCTACACCCATTCCAAAATAATCTGGACCTGATGTTGCAACATTAGATGCTAAATTTGTGGCTTGACTAATTGCGCTTGAAGGAGCAACTGTAGTCATTTGTGGAACAGGAGCTGCGTTAGATGTTAAAGCTTGTCCTGCTGTAAGGACATTGCCGTATTGTTGTGCAATCAGTTCTTGTAATTCTTGTGGTGTCATTAAACTCTACCTATTCCCATGCTTTGTGCTTTTTCTTCTAAATTGTTCATCATACTATACATTTGTTTAGTACCTTCGTCTCTGTCGCCATTACCAGCAGCCATAACCGCTTGTTTAGTCATAACAAATTCGCCATCGGAAAGCATTGCAGGGATATCGTCAGATTGACCATCACCTGGACCATTAATCATACCTTCTTTTTCTGGAAAGTCCATAACTCCGCCTTGGTTCATAGTAGCGGCGTAAAGAGGATTTATATCTTCAAAAAAAGCTTTATCTCTTCCACCACTAGGTAGATAAGGATTTTTTGTAGGATCATAAAGTAATCTTTGCTCTTCATCAGATAAGACCGCAGATAAAACACTTGCGCCAACGGCACCTATTTTTAGAAGAGGAGAATATTTTTTAAAGAAATCTGTTTCATTTTCATTAATAAGAGAGTCAGTGATACTTTTAAGCAGTCCTGGTTTTGCAGGTTGTTGTGCAACTGTTTCTCTTATGGCACCAGACGATCCAGCTAACGGATCATAAACTTGACCTTGTACAGGATTGTTTAATGCTGTAGCAGGATTCATACCTAAGCTTCCTTTTACGCCACCCATAAAACCACCTGGTTGATCTAAGTTTCGTATGCCACCCATAGCTGTTCCGTAGGCCACGTTTCTTAAAACATCTTCAGGTTTTGCACCAGAAATTAAACCAAGTCCTGCTTGTGTAAGCATAGGGTTAGCGGCAGCGAAAGCTCCAATACCACCTAAGGCTCCTTTGATACCACCTAACTTACTCATCGCACCAAAAGTAGGTCCTAAACCAGGTAGGAGTAAACCAATACCTAGTTGTCCTACTGGACTTCTGATTAAATTTTTTGCTGCTTTAAATATCTTTTTAAACATATTTTATTCCGGCAGTGTATGTGCTCCTGCAAATACATTAGGAGCTGTTACGTGAACATCTCTTCTAATATCTGCCTCTGTTGTGTCTGTTTCGGCGTTATCAATGTCGGCCTGACATTCTTCGTGTGAACTGTATTCTTGACCTGTTTTAATATTAGTTACAGTGGTTTCTACTTTAGCACTGTAAACAGGTATTTTCTTACCGCCAATCTCGTCATAACGTAAGATTATTGGTTCGTCTACAATTTTTGCCATAGTATAGTTTTATAGGCGAAAAACTCATAAATCAATAGGATTATTGTTGTTGTTTTATCTCTAAAACAGATACTTCAATCATAGCTCTAGAGGCAGCATTTGCTTGAACTTTTAAAGAGTCACCCTCGGCATATACCATACTAGTGGATATTGTATTGGTATCACTTGCAGAGACATCAACTTGAAATACTTGAAGGTCTGCACTACCATTATTGTGATCAATATTTACAGTAACTGCATTTGATCCATCATAATTGTGAGTATTTATAGTTTTTACAATAAAGGTAGAAACAGGAACTGGAGGTGTTGCAGATATATCAGCAGTTGGAACTGTAAAAACTGTTGTCAAATCTGTAGTAGTAACATTAGCTATAAATCTTTTAAAAACGTCAGCCATTTAAAAACCACGTTCTTCTTGTGGCCTCCTCTTGAGTATCCTGTGTATATTGAGTATTTAATTGTTGAATTAATTCTTCCAACTGCCTTATTAACTCAGCAGACTGTTGAGCGTCATACTCTGGTCGTGGATCAGGAAATCTTTGTAAAACTAATTTAGCCATTAATTAAATATATAGAAGTTTGTGTTAAATGAAATAATAGTTTTTTTATCCATAGCTCTCTTTATTTCAGGTGAGCGATGAGGTATAAAAGCAGGAAAACTAATAATATCACCTTCTTCAAAATCCTCTTTCACATCTTTAAACTCGGTTTCACAACCCTTTGGACACTCTAAAAAATAAACATTTGAAAAATGACACTGACCATGAGTGTGCCAATTATGAAAACCCGAGGTAATATATTGTTGAAACCAAAACCCTGTTATTTCATATTTTAAACAATTTAATGATTTTGTAATTTTTTCTAAATGAGGTCTTACTATGTCAAAAAATAAATACGAATATTCCCTATGCATTTCCTTAGGTAAATTATAATCAGTATGTAGAATATTTTGAAAATCATTAATAAACGGATTATTAGGAATTAAATTTATTTTGGATAATAATTCTTGTTTAATTTGATTGTGATTATCAATTTTTGTTTTAAAAAAGTAATTCAATTATCTTCTACCATCAGGTTGTATTTCAAAACGCTGTGTTCCTAGTCTCCAAGATGTCCCTGTGGTATTGGAAACAACATTGACTGTAAACTCTCTACCACGTCCTCTCAGGCTTACAAACTCTGTGCTATCTACAAAGCTAGTAGTTTTAATTACACTAGTGCTATTGTTTGGATAGTTTTTAAATTCTAAATTCATGTTTAAAGTTCCCTCTTGATTTTGCACATCAGGAATAAGCTTTGAAACAAAAGAAAATTCATCACCTTGACCTATTTCAACAGAACCTGATTTAACATATGCAGTGATAGCTTCATCATCTCCGTTGTTACCCACTTCGTGTAAAAACATTTGACTAGCTCCGTCACTAAGTCCTGATATAACTTCATTGTTGGCCGTGGTTGTTGGTAAGTAGTCCGAGGCCACTGGATTATCGTACACTTCTCTATCAATCCAAGCTGTTCTATCTAATGTTCCAATCCACCAAGTTTGTTCTAAATAATTATAAGCAACTACTGCATTAATTTGATTTGAACCTGTTCTATTATAGAACCATAAAATTTCGTTGTATTCACCATTGTGTCCTGCAAAAGCATTCTCAGATCCTGTTTGATTAATATTATCAAATATGTATTGCTCTACTGTGCAAGGTAATTTTTTAACTGTACCGTCAAAGAGAAAGAAAGAATCTTGAGACATCCAATAAGAAACACCATTAATATCTATACCTGCATGTTGTCCTATGATGCCACAGTTTTGACCAAGTTGTCTTAAACCAAAAGTAAAAGGTGGGCCAATAAATTGCATGGAGTGTAGAGAAGTATCTGTCCAAACAAGTATTTGACCTCTCGATCTTTCTGCTGCCACGATTCGTGATCCGTCAGCAATTCTTAAAGAACCTGCTGTGTTTTCTGCTGTGGGTTGATATGTTTCAATGTCTTCTTGGTTTGAAAATCTTATAAGTAAATCATCCTGAGCATTAGTTCCACCGATAGTTGGTTGAGATCCCATTAAAAGTAAGTGTCTGTCAGGTGTAGATACTAATCCTAATCTTGATTTAGTTGGTGCGTTTGTAATAGCTGCTGCTCTTGTTGATACACCTCCTGATGTGTCCCATTTAAAAGCTCCACCATTTAATACAACTGCAATTAAATCTTCACCAAAATTATCTAATGACCATTGTCTTGCCTCTAGTGTTACATTAGAAGCTGAGGAGGGTGTACCCCATGTGCCAGAACTCCAAGAATCTGTTCCCCAACCAAAAGCAGGTACAGAAAACTCAGGACCAATATTAATTTGATACTTTGCATTTCCTGTGCCTCCACCTCCTGAAGTTGATCCAGAGGCAGCGGAAGTCGCTGTGACCACATAGGCATTATTATTTGCTACCGAAGTTACTTCAAATTCTTTGTTCATGTCTAAACCATCAATAGCTGAAAAGGAGTCAAAGGTAACAAAGTCACCTTTTTGTGCACCGTGTGCTGTGTCAGTGACTACAACAGAAACTGTAGCATTTGTGGTAAAAGGATTGGTTAGAGCTTGTGTCTCTCTAATAGGAGTAATATCGTAGGCTAGGCCTTCTTGAATAACATATAGTTTTCTATCTGTACCCACAGCATCGTGCCTAGTTCCATCTAAAGATATCCAAGCGTGTTGATCTCTCACCACTCCTACTAAAGTTGTAGATATGAACTTCTGCCACCCTTGAATTTTCTGTGGTGATCCTTGAAAGAAGCGCACATTATCACCATCTGTCCACTTGCCTTCACCTGTGTAATCAGTGACTTCTTTGTTAATACCGGGAGTTGGTCTAAAATTTACTAAGGGCATAGCGTCAATATATATAAATTACTCTTTTTTAGCAACTAAAGACCCGACATGACCCTTAAATGCTCTATTACCAAAATGAGTCAAAGGCATGGCTAAGTCTGCCCAAATTTGACCACCACATTCTTGCCATAAACGAGAAAAATAGTAGTCTTCAGATAGGTATCTTATTTGTTCACCCCCTTGTGGCATCTTAGTTTTGTAAGGTCCAACTGCAAATAAGTCATAACAATTATCAGATTTATATGAACCGCCATTAACAATTTGATCTGACTCATATTTTCTTTCAGGAAACCTTTTCATCATAGTTTTAAATACATGTCTTTTAACAAGCATCATTCCCGTTGCTGCCTCTTGTACTGGAAAGAAACCTTGCTCTCCTTTTAAATTATTAGGATTGTCAAAGTTCACATTATAACCTAACGCCTTTGCTTCTATCTCATCAGGTTGTGCGTTAGGATTTTCTTCAAAGATCTTTTTTAATTTTTCCAAATGTAAATGTTTTCTTGGATAAATCCCACAAGCTACTTCTTTATCAGCACAAAGTAACCTTTCAATATTCTGCCATGTGAAACCTATGTCCGCATCTATAAATAGTAAATGAGTTGCTACAAAGTCTTGTTGATCAAACATCATAGATACTATTGTATTTCTAGCTCTTGTAATAAGACTTTCATTACCCATTGTTTGAATTCTGAGCTGCACATTATTAGCTACAGTCCAAGATTGTAAGTCTAACAACCCATGAAGTGTGCTTTCTGTAAGCATTCCTCCATACATAGGCATCCCTAAAAATATTTTAAAGTTTTGATCTTTGATTTCTTCTTGTTTAATCATTTGTTCTCCTGATAAGCGTTTATATTTTCTTCATTTGTAAAGTTAAAAGCAACCGTAATTCTATCTATTTCACAATCTTCCACGGCATGATATAGCCATGAGGGAAATAGTATTAACGTTCCTTTTTCTTCATTTATTCTTTGATTGATTTGTTCTTCAAACTTTTTACTCAATCCTTGAACATCTTCTGTTTTTGCAAATACTAAATTACCTTTACCTGGTTGAACTATTAGCACCGCAGAATAATCTGCTATTGCATGAAAGTGCAGATGAGCTTTATCTTTTTTTTCATAAAAGTTTATCCAAGCCTCATGTGCATACCAATTATTGTACTTCCATTGTTTTGTTTTACCTATTTCTGGTAAAACCTTTTTACTTATAAAGTCAGATAAATCTCTAATAACTTGATATCTTTTAAGACCATTCCAACCAGTTGTTTTTGCATCAACATATCTCAATCCTTTTTCCCATTGATTTTTATCATGTTCTATGTCTTTTAAAATATTATCACAAATACTATCATCAATTTTTGTGCTATACACTTCTGTTGGAAACCAATTAGTTTTTTCTACTTTAAAATCACTCATTTATTAATTTATCTATATTACTAAATAGACTTTCTCCTTCAAAAAACATTGAGTTTGGTAGTTCAGATTGTAAATTAATATTATGTTCATATCCATATTTTTTATAACTAGTTGTTCCCCACAATACCAAGCCTTTTTTCTTATTAAATTTATTGCAAGAAAAGTGTTGTAAACAAGAATCAATAGACACAAAAAATCTACATTTTTGAGTTAATAATAAATATTCTTTATAGCTTAAATGGTTTGAAGTTATTGTATTCTGTAAGGGTTTTTGATACAAAGCTCTAACTTCAAGAACTTTTAAATTTTTAGAGTTAAGGTAATCGACTATCTCTTGAGCATTACTCCTACTCAAACTTTTATAAACTTGTTTATATTCATCGTGAGTGTTACCAGACCATTGAAAAAGAATTAAATTGTCATCAACATAATCATTTACATCAGTATAATCTTGCTCATTTATATAAAACTCATTTTCAAGGCTTGAGTTTGGTAAGTTAAAAATACTATGACAATAATCAATAATGTGTTGATTTGTTGTTAAGAACGTTTTATCAGCGTAGGGGTACATGTCCTGAATCGTATCAAAAGATTTAAAAAAATCTTTATGATTTCCAAGACGAGCAAAAAACCGTGCATCATAGATTTTAATTACATTTGGATTATTGTTAAAAATATACGGCCAAGAGGTTAAAATGCAAACCGGACTGTTAAGTTTAGTCAAAGCACTAGTTAAGGTGCAGGCATCGCCTATTCCCGCATCAATTACAATAAGTTCTTTTTTCATCTATAGCTTTTCTTTTGCCAAAACTTATTACGATAATTGTTCCAAAAGCTTCTAAAGTGATTAACGTTTGTCTTTCTATAAGTTTGATCATCTATTTTTTTTGTCTCATGTCTCCAAGACTCTCTTTTAAATGGTATAATTAATACCATTGGAGATCCTGCTTCTAATGTCTCGTCGTTTTTCCAATCGGCAGTCCAATAAAAAGGAAAAAATACAGGATACTGGTAGGTATCTGTATCAACAATGCCATCAATAATTTTGAACGGAGCGTTTCTATTAAAAGGTTGTGTAAAAATACAACTATATCCTGGAGGTGTTTTTACAATCCAAGGATTTGAAAACTTAAAAACAGCATCAATCGTTCTTCTACTATGCATAAAACCTTTACCTATTTGTTCATTAACGTGACCTTCAACTCCAAAATAAGCTAAGATGTCGTGAGGTAGATTTGGATTAAGATTAAAATGTGCCATATTTTTTTCTTGATCGTAATGAAAGCCTATATCAAAAGAAAAAGGTATAATATATCCGCAAGTTAAAGCATCCAAAACAGGAACACATTTTTTAACAGTGGCTGTTTCAAAATTTATATTAGTTTGTAATTTTTTGTAAGCTTGAGGTATAAATTGTAAAGCAGGTTTTGGTTTTAAAACTAGATCTTCATAAACAGATTCAAAAGTAATTTTTAAAGGCATGCCTTTATTGGCCTAGAGACTTTCTTTTATCATATTTAAATTCTTTATATTCGCCCTCTTGATCTACATAATGCAAAAAGACAGTTATAAAATGATCATGTTTACAGATTTCTCTCCAATGTATTGTTTTCATGCCTTTAAATATTAAAGCGTTGTTTGGCTTCATACTAAATTTATGATCAATCCTACACTTAACAAGTGTATCACCTTCAAAATATTTGTAATCTGAAGAATCGTCTTTCTCACCTATAAAAATTTCGTAGGGTTGATCTGAAGGCTCACAACCTAAACATAAGGCTACAGTGTATTCACAAGATTCTCTGTCTGTATGTATTCTTAAATCCGACCCCTTATCATAAATTCTAAAATAAGAATAAGTTGGCCATAGTTTTTTTTCTAAATTTTGTTCAATAACAGGAGTGCTTAAATCCATAAGAGTTTCCATAACAGGACACCCATGCACACCTATTAAACTGCTTGCTTGAGGATCGACATTATAATTATCTAAATTTGAATACTTAATTATGCAGTAACTATTTAAAAAATTTAACAATTGAGTGGGTAAAAAATTCTCTATAAATATTGGTTTCATATTATCCAACCTATCAATGCATATCGAGTGCCTCTTGTTATTTGATTCACTTGATGAGGAAAAAGAAAATTGGAAGGAAAGATTAGAGCATCACCAACATTTTGACCTATTTGATATTCTTGTTTTGGTAAATCAAAAACAAATTCACCACCTTCAAAGTCATTGTTGAGGCAGATTGAAATAGATATATGTCTTTGCGTGCCTACTCCCGTATCAACATGATAGGCATACCCTGATTTATAATTATTGTTATCGTACTTTAAGAGATCTAATTGTGAAATTTTTGAAAAATTAAAATGATTATGTTTTTTGTGATAAAACTTTGCACAATCGTGCAACTTACTTTTTACATAATTCGACACTATTTTTTCACCAAAAGTTTTGGTGTCCAAAATGTTTCTAGTCACACAGTTTCTTATTTCTTTATCTATGCAACCCGTGCCTACTCTCGCATCAAAAAAGTTAGCATCAAAATAATCAATTATTTTTTTACATTGAATTTTTGGAATAAGCTTTTTTACTTCTAAAATGTAGTTTTGCACTTACTTAATAAGTAATACTATGACCTGATAGGTAATTGTTTCTAGCTGTATCGGCTGAACTTGTTGCTGCAGTTACAGCAGCAGAGTCATCTTCAGCGTTTGCATCAGAATGTGCGTTATATGTTGATGTATAATTTGTATTCCAGACATCTTGAGCTTCCGCTCTGATAACTACATTGGTAGCCCATTGAGGAAAAGAGGATAAAGAATCATTTGCTCTGGTGTCCACATATTCTAATTCACCAGTATTTGTTGTAGCATCCCATTGTAGAGCATGAACACTGGCATCTATTTCTGTATGAGATCTTAAGTTAAGATAAACTTTATCATCTAAATAAACATCAGACTCAGTATCACCTGTGCCTTTAGCAGGACCATTACCATTAAGGTTTCCACCTGCATCAAAAAGAATAGTTATTCTACTTTGAACTGTTGTGTTATTTACGGTTGTTGCCATTTTTTTTTACCTTTTTAGTTGTTGCCTTTTTAGGCTTCTTCTTAACTTTTACCTTATTATTACTTAATTGTCTAATGGTTTCCTCTTCCAAATTTTCGTCGTTAGTATCAATAGCTTTTTGATGATTACCAATTATTTCAAATATAGAAGAAGCCGTTGCCATGGCTTTTTGTGCATCGCCACTTTGAGCTAAAACCTTAGTCATTATATTATTTGATTGCACCATTTCATTTCTAAAAGACTCAGTAGCTGCCTGAACTCCTGCCGTTTTTGCTGAATTTTCTACAAGCAGTAAGGGAATCCAAGCTATAGAACAGCCCCATTCTTGAACGTCTAATCCTGTTTGAGGGTTTTTACCTTGAAGCATATTGTACCAAACACATTGATGTTTAATACACTTCCTATTTAAAAGAGGACACTTACCATCAGGGTCAAATATAGGCACTAGTCTTTAGCGGCTACAATCACGTTTGCAAATTTAATATTCATTGCGGGTATTGTAAGTGCGGTATCGGCAGTTGCCGCAGATGAAAGAGATGCACTAGAAACACTAAAGGGGTGAGTGTGACCTCCACCACCACCTGCATTTGCGGTAGAATCAGAAGGGTTTCTAGTTCCTGAAAAGGTACCACCTGTTACACCAGACATTGATCCATTGTTATTAGGATTAGCCGGATTTCTAACTGTCATCGTATGCGAGTGTGATGCAATTTCTGGAGTAGATAGTGTGTGAGAACCAACACTACCTGAAACAGAAACAGAACCTGAAACAGGAATTGCTCCTGATTGTAAAGATCTACTAGCTGCAAATGTTGTTTGAAAAGTATCACTACCACCTGTGCCTGCGCCTGTACCTGTGGTCACACGAAAAGCAGCATCGCTTAAAGCTGTTGCAGTATCTTGTGTCCAACCTGTTGGAGCTGAGGCTTGATAGAAAACCATTTTTGTTCCTGATGCAAAAGGTTCAACTCCTGTTAAACCTGCACCACTACCTGTAAATAAAGTAGCTTGAACTTGTCCATTACTTCTAAGTGTGATGTTACCACCACCTGCAGTTAAATTTTGACCAGAAGCAATAGTTAATGCCCCCAATTTGTCAACTGCATTATACATTTTAAAATTAGCAGAACCGTCATTATAAATATGTGAGTAAGCACCTTGAGCGATTGCAATACCATTTGCTGTATGCCCTGTAGCTGCAATAGTTAAAGTTTGAGAACCAGAAGTATTATTAAAGAAAACATATTCACCTTCTGTAGCGGGAACAAAAACAACAATGTCTCCTGTTAAAGCTCCTGTGAGTTCAATTATTTTATTAGAGGACTCAGCAGTTGGATCTGCGTCTGCAGTTGAAAGAGTAATGTTGGAAGAACCTGCTACAGATTTGGCTAAGTAGCCTCCTCCAAAAGCGTCTAAAACGTCTAAGTTATTGTTAGTTCTGGTGCCCCAGGTATTGGCGTTAGCCCCTGTCTCCATCTTCTCTAATTTAAATCTACTTGTAAATGTGCTTGCCATATTTTTACCTCTCTAAAATATATCCTTTTTTGCTATTCAAGCAACACTTTTTATGCTGCATCTACCTCTGTCCAAGTATTACTTGCACCTGTTACTACATTTGCCCAAGGTGTTGCAAATGGATTTCCTGTGACTATTGATAGATCAAGACCTGTCACATTGACTGTGGCTCCTCCTGTTGTTGTAGTGGTTCCTTCAGCAAAAGATAAGGCTACTGTTGAAACACTTACAATAACTCCTGTGCCTACCTCTACAGTTTCAGTTCCTAGCGCAGAACTCATGCTTAAACTACCAAGAGTAACTAAAGCGTCAGCTTCTGCAACAGCAGTGCCCAAAGCTGAAGTCATTGTGACTGGAACAGGATCTACTTGTGTAAATATTTCAATAGTAGGAGTTCCGATAGCAAAATCTAATTGATCAGAAGGTGCTATGACAGCAACACTTCCTTCACCAGAAACAGTGGCTCCTGATAAAGCTACACCAACAGTTAATGCAGTTGGGTTTACTAAAGCAGTTGCCTCAGAAACTACGAGAGTTCCCGCACTAGCCGTCATGGTGACAGGTGTTGCGTTTACTATAACACCAGATCCTACTTCTACTGTAGGAGTGCCTAACGCAGTAGACATCGTAACGCTACTGACGTTGGTAATAAATTCTATATTCTCATTCCATGCAAAAGATCCCCATGTAGATCTTCCCCAACCTGCATCAACAGAACCGGTTGCTACTTCTGTGCCTATTCCAAAAGAAGTTGATAAACTTCCAAGAACGACACCTGCGCCTTCTTCAATTGCTAATGCTCCAGAGAGTTGTGTTTCGAATGAAACACCTGTAGGTGAGATTACGTGTTCAGCTTCACCTACTGCAGTGCCTAACGCACTGGTCATAGATAAAGTTGAAACGGCTACTAATGCATCGGCAACTACAGACTCAGTTCCTATAGCTGTTGTTGTTGATAGTCCAGTAACAGATACTGTAATTGAGCTTTGTTGGCCCCATGCGCCTTCGCCCCAATTATTTTCACCCCAAGCATCTGCCATGGTAATGCTACCTTATATTAAGATAATCTTAATATAGCACTTGAAGCATCGTTAGTTGGGAATGCGATTGTGAATGTACCGTTTGTTGATGTCTTTACACTTCCGAAATCAAGAACAGCAATAGCTGCATTTGTAGCACTTGAAGATCTATTATAGATCAAAGCTGCTTGTGCAGAAATTGTTGCTGATGTAAAACTTGCGTTTGCAAAGTCGACAAATGCTGTTGAAGCTGTTGCGCTTGTTGCTGTTAAGCCAATGGTTGGACTTGTTAAAGTAATACCACCTGCTGCATATGTTCCTGAATTACCTACTTCGTTTGTTGCGGAATAGGCTGTTGTGTTTCCATTTAAAGTTACAGAGCTTGTGTACAGAGCGAGATTGATAGTATCATTATCAATATCGTGATCCCCTTCTAATAACTGCTTTTTAAAGGAAGCACAGACTGCTTGATTTATTGCCATATTTTATGCCCTCCTTAGGCCTTTGGGTCTGCGGAAGGCAAAGCCACTCTAAGGACTCCATCCACATACTCGTCTCTTCGTTTACGTCCCATTTGCTCATTAGCAAAAGCTTGTAAAGCTGTCTGGAACTTTTGAGTGTATAATTGCATATCTTTGTCATTTTTCAAGTATGAAAATGCTTCCGATAGCGTACCATACAACAAAACCTCTGGTGCATTATTTGATATAAATGTTGTTGTTGAAGTTGTACCTGCACCGTTTCCTAATCTTTCTGCTGTTTCGTCATACCACATCTCAACTGTATAGGCTGTGTTTGGAGTTGGAGCCACAATCAAAGTTGTTGCGTCCCAATTAGCCCAATACTTAGGTTGACCTGTAAAATTCACATCTGTGGTTGATCTTTCTACTGCATACTCGTCAATAAAAGTAGTATCTCTTTGTTCCATCCAAGTAATTGTTCCGTCTGCAGCATGTATTTGTAAACCTCTTGCAAATCTGAACCCACCCTCTGGACCTGATACATCTAGAAAAGCATTGTTTGCTTCAAAGGTAGTTGTTGCATATCTTCTTTGTGCGTCAGAATCTAATAATCTTTCTATTTGATTTTCAATATTAACAAGAAAAACATTAACCACAGTATTTGATAAAACATCAGAGGTCACCTCTGTGTAATTTCTTACATTATCTAATAATTCAGAATAATTCATGTTATCACCACAGATACTTTACCAACAAAAGATAATACGGTCAATTTTTGATTAGGGACTTGAGGCAACATACTAGATGTGCCTGTAGGTGGACCGCCATCATTGGGTGAAACTGATTGTGTTGTTGTCAAAAAAGCACTATCACCTGGATCTCCAACAAATACTACCATAGGCATTGGTTGCCCAAAAGTTTCTGTAACAGCATCATTAGGTCCTGTCGGAGAATTTGCAGTTAATATTTTATTTGATTCAGGTCTAGGATCTTGTAAGGCTATTGGATCTGCTGGATGATAAGGAGGATCTAATTGTGGATGCTTTGGTTCAAAACATTCAGGACAAGTAAACAGTCCATTCCATTCTTGTCTTAATTCTAAATACTTATATCGTTGCCCGCATCTATCACATATAGCTAAGGAACGATTACCATTTGCAAAGGTCATTCATTACCCCACGTAAAAACTTCTTGGCACAATGTTTACAGAAGTAGATTGACTATCTTCTGTAAGTGCTCTTTGTAATTCCGCCTCATATCTTCTTTCTAATTCCTGTGATTTTTCTACAGCAACTTCTTGACTTAAATAATATGCAAGTCCAGAGACTGTACAGGGTAAAAATCTATAAGGTGCATCGGGATCATTTGTGTATGCTCCGACATCTTCAATTCTACCTACATAAAAATAATTTATCTGTGTGTCAGTAGTGTTTGGTGTTTGATACAAACTAATTTCTACATTAGATAAATTTCTTTGTATGTAATATTGACTAGGTTGACCTTGTGAAAACTTGTTAGGTATATTTTCATATTCAGATCTTGAAACTTTTGTCATGCTGGTATCAGTAGTAGTTGTACCACTTACTTCTCTGAAAACTAATTCAAGAACGTCAGAAGCATCTGTTGGGGCTGTGTATGTAGTAGTACCAGCTGTTAAATTTTGTGTGTGATTTTTTACTTTCCAAAGGTGAATACCTCGGTTACCCCATTCTGAAAATAATAAGTTAAGATTATCTCTTGCAGCCTGTAATTGGTATCCAGTCCTAAGAGAAGTACCACATCGTGCGTATGCACGGTTGATGATATTATCAAAGCTTAGATTAAAAGATGTTGTTCCCGAGGTAGCCATAAGTTACTTTTTCTTTTTTCTTCTTTTTGTAGCTTGTTTTTTTGCTTTGCCGCCACGTTTCATAGCTACTGGCTTACCGCCTCTTTTCATGGCTTGTTTTTTCATTGGACCCATGTCGTTTCTCCTTTTTAAAAAGTTTTTCGTATGTTTCTTGGCGAGTTTGTACGACGTCGTCGTAATACTCTGCCGGCCACTTTTTATAATAACCTATCTTATGTAGTTTGCAACTTGCATCATAGAGTTGTTTAAACTTTTGAATTAGCATCATACTATACATATATTCAGGCTCCCAATCACAATCATCATGTGGATTTACAAGAAACTCTTGATCTTCAACTGTGGCAGGATTATTTGGGTGAAAGCCCATAAAGTAAACATCACGTCTATTGTAGGTTTTGTTATAAAAATCTATTTTATCTTGAAATTGCTCTTCGTCATATTGCTCCCAAAAGGGATCACAAAAAATAATAATATCATGTTGTTTTTTATTCCAGTCATTAAGAACAGTTGTAAGATGCTTTTCGTATTTTGATTTGTCAGATCTTACTTCAATTCTAAGTTTATTGTCCCTTCTCCATTTTGCAGCAAAAGGACATGCAGGAAAACCTATATGTTTATTCATTGGTTCTAAGACATTCTTAGACCAATTGATTACATCACTTTTTATTTTTTCTGCGAGTTTTTTTCTTGACAATTGTTTTTACCATTGTGGGTTTACCACCTGGATTACCTGCTTGCTGTTTACGCCGAACGGCACTTGATTTCTGACCTTTTGACATAGCTCTTGCTTTTGCTATAGGGACGCACTTGGGGTAGTTTTTTCTTTTTTCACCACCGCTTCTACCACATTTTGGATAGGAACCGTCAGATCTTTTATTCGCTATGTCGACCCAATTATCTTTTACCCAAGCGCGTAAACCTTTTTTTGCCATTATACTACTTGATTATATACGGCCCATGCTATAACAGCTACAACAACAACGACAATAAGCTTGCCTTTCTTGTTGAGGTTATTCCATTTCTTACCGAGAAGAAATGACCACTTATTCCATATTTTCTCCATGATTACCTCCTAAACAAAAAGTTTGGTTTTTTTTCGTCTACTTTTGTCAACCATGCCACATCCTGCGGCAACGATTGATCCGCCTTTAGCCATACGGTTAGCAGATACGGATTTTCTTTGTTGTGAAATTGAACCACCCATTGCTTTCTTTTTAGGTTTCTTTTTACCACCAGGAGTTACTTTTCCTGAACAAACTGCACTAGCATACATATTAGCATATGCACTAGGGTAGACTTTAAATCTTGCCTTTGCGGCGGCTTTTCCTCTTGCGCAGAGTTTTCCCATTTTTTTTACCTCCAGGTTTCATAATTTGTTGTTTCATTTGTGAACGTCCTATAGCCATTAAAACTCACTATAATTTTTTATTAGAAACTCTTCCATCCATGACATCTTATCATTCATTGATTGAATCTGTGTTTTAATTACAGCAATATCTTGTTGCATTTCTGCAACACTATCAGCTTTCTTTTCTACTGCATTCAAGCGTTCTGACCACATACCCCATGTCATAGCTAATGTGGCTAATAATACAAGGTAGGGTAAAACTGTTTTAAAGTCTATCTTAGTCGACATATACAATCCTGATCTGTTTTACAATTACACATTAGTATACTCCTCATTTTGATTTAGCGGACATTCCACTTAAAGGGTTATTTAAAGCCTTATCTATCTTAAGTCAAGACTTTCTTCTAGTAATTTCATTTCATCAAGAAGCTCTCTTGCATCTTCTTTTTGTCTATCTTCCACGTCATTCACAATTTCAGTGATGTGACGCACGTCTCCCTCAACCATGCGAAGATCCGTTTTAAGGTCATCTTTAAGTTCACGACTAACCTGACTTATTAGATCTATTTCACCTAATATAATTTCTAATTCGCTTTTCAAAGCATCTAACTGTTGTGATACTAACTCTATTTGTGCTCCTGTTTGTGTTTCTACAAGAGCAATCTTCTTATCAAACCCGCTGAGGTCCGGTGCCGTATAGGCTTCAATCTGAGCTGACATATCTTGAAATTTTTTGAAAGCCTCAAAACCACCATACAAAACACCC